CCGCGAGTTGTTTCCTGATATCTGGGGCAAGATGCAGGAAAGGGTTGATGGCGCAGCCACCGCTGCACGGTACTCAAACACTGTCCTCTACTCCTACGGCTCAAACCCAACCAAGCCTGATAACATGACATGGCATGAGTTCATCCGTTTCTGGATTGAGAAACATCCAGAGCCTTACAAGTCTGAGGTGGCAGAGCGTATTAAGGGGTTCATCCAGAACCACTATAATAAGACTAATGAACCCATATTGGATAAGGTGGCCCATCCTCGCACGGGCGTGTCTTGGGACTTCCTGCTCAAGATAGCGGTGCGCGGGGATTTCAAGAACCGTAAGCAGCCAAACATTCAAGGCGGCGTAGATGAGGCTTTGAAGCAGAAAAGGAAATATGATGAAGCAAGGTTCAGAAGCGCAACCCATAAGTGAAGTCAAATGGGTCAACAGGGATGAACTACACGCGAATGCCTACAACCCTAACAAGGTTTTCCCCGTTGAGCTTGAGTTGCTGGTGCAGTCTATCCTTACCTGT